CAACAAGCCCCGTTTGGAGAAGTAACATGACTGTAGCAGAAAGAATTGAAGAAGAGGCAAATCCTTATAATGCAAAGAAAGATTGGCATGGAGAAGGGGAAGCTCCCCAGACTCAAAGTGCTGATGGATTATTTTTTGAACCACCCAAGCAGAAGGCCACCTCCAGTGAAGAAGCTGAAGCCCCTGAGAAAGAAGCAAAAGGTGTTAATTATAAGAAACGCTATGACGATCTAAAGAAGCATTACGATACAAAAGTTTCTGAATTTAAGCAGCGTGAGCAAGAGCTGTTGGCTGAAGCACAAACAAATGCTCCCCAGTATCAAGCTCCGAAGTCTGCCGAAGAGTTAGAAGCTTTCAGGAAAAAGAATCCTGATTTGTACGACACGGTTGAATCTGTAGCACATCTTCAGAACGAACAGCAACTGGCTGATATTCGCCAAGAGCTAGTTTCACTGAAGCAGCGTGAAGCTGATATTGCTAAGAAAGAAGCAGAAGTTGAGTTGCGTCAAAAGCATCCTGACTTTGAAGACTTACGAGGCGATGAAAAGTTTCATGAGTGGGCTAAAGAACAGCCTGAACAAATACAAGGATGGATTTACAACAATCCTAATAATGCGTCATTAGCCGTCAAAGCTATTGATTTGTACAAGCTTGAAAACGGAATCAATTCTACTCAGTCAACCAAAAGGAAGCCCAAAGCTCAAGGAAGTGCTGCTGATATGGTTTCAACTAAAACGAAATCTATTGATGCTAAGCAACCTAAGATTTGGACTGAACGGGAAATCGCTCAAATGTCCGTAGCTGAGTTTGATAAATACGAACAAGAGATTAATCAGGCTATCAGTGAAGGACGAGTGACTAAATAATTTGTCTTTTATTGAGGTAATTTAAAATGGCTTATAACCAATCTGATCAATATTTTGAGCCGAGTACGGATACCGATGCTAACTTTGCAAACTCCGTAAGTGGTCAAACTAATTCGTACTTTCTGCCTGCTATTTATAGCAAGACGGTACTTAACTTCTTCCGTAAGTCATCTGTAGCAGAAGCTATTACTAATACAGATTACGCAGGGGAGATTGCCGCTTATGGAGATTCTGTAAGGATCATCAAAGAACCAACCATCACTGTATACCAGTATGAGCGTGGTCAAGATGTAACGCAGACTAAGTTGACTGACCAAGAAGTAAACTTGGTTGTCGATACAGCGAATGCTTTCAAGTTCATCGTAGATGACATTGAGAGCAATATGTCTCACGTAAACTTCCGCGAAGTAGCTGCTTCTTCCGCAGCATACTCTCTGCGTGATGCGTTTGATGAAGGCGTTATCTCTACCATGTTTGCAGGTGTTTCTGCTTCTAGCCCAAATCACATTTTGGGTTCAGATAACGCAACCGACCTTGCAGCAGGTACTTTTGATGGTACTGGTAACCTTGACATTGGTTACGCTTCTGGTGAGCATGATCCAATTGACGTTCTTTCACACATGGCCCGTCTGCTTGACGAGCAAAATGTTCCTGAAGAAGGCCGTTGGTTCCTTGCAAATCCAGAGTTCTATGAGCAGCTAGTGAAGAGTTCTTCTAAGCTGATCAGCGTTGACTTCAATGCAGGTCAAGGTTCAATCCGTAATGGTTTGGTATCCTCTGGCAAGCTACGTGGGTTTGATATGTACAAGAGCAACAACATTGCTGCGACTTCTAATGCCGCAGGTAAGTGTATTGCCGGTCACATGTCTTCTACATGTACTGCTCAAACTATTGTGAACACCGAAGTAATTCGTGATCCAAGCAGCTTTGGCGACATTGTACGTGGACTCCATGTTTATGGAGCTAAGGTACTGCGTCCAGAAGCTCTGGTATCCGCATTCTACGGTATCGACTAATATTATCGGGGGTCTGAAATATGGCCCCCTTTAATTTATGGAGAATGATATGAAATGGTCTAAACCTACTTACCAAAAAATAAGACTTGGCTTTGAAGTCACAATGTATTTTAAACAGGTATAACATATGCCTCAAATCGGAAGCGAAAAGAATCCCATTAGATTTAATGTAGATAAGAAAGTAAAAATTCGTCCTGCTTATTTAAAGGGCGAAGACAAGAAAAAGTTTGATGACAACTATGACAGGATTTTCAGGAATCCTAATAATCCTACAAATCATAGAGAGGAAAGTTAGTATGAAAGATAAAAAACGCGGCATGTATATGGGCGGCGGTAGAAGCTCTATGGATACTGGAAAGCGACCCGGACAGCGTTTAATGCCTGATGCAATGCACCAGAAAAGAATGGGTAGAGCAATGGGTGGTGGTAAGAAGCGTGGTATGTATGCAGGTGGCGGTTTAGCAAGCGCAATGCAAGTAGCAAAGGCAAACTAAGATGACTAAACAAGTTGCTAGTGATTCATACAAGTCTATTCAAGAAAAAGAAAAGAAGTGTAATGAGATGCTAGGTTATCAGTTTCCATATCAAAAGGAAGCAGAACTAAAGCATCCTAAAGCGCGGAACGAGCAGGAGAATCCTGATGCAAGTAAACGCGCCTGAAGGCTACCACTGGATGAAAAGCGGCAAAAGCTACAAGCTTATGAAAGATCCTAAAGATGGCTATAAGCCACATAAAGGAGCTTCTAAAAAAGCTACTTTTGAAATACAAAAGGTTCATAAAAATGGCTAAAACTTTTCTTCAGCTCACAAACGAACTATTGCGAGAGTTAAATGAAGTAGTATTAACTTCCTCTAACTTTAGTTCTGCTATTGGTATTCAGGCTCACGCTAAAGACTGTATTAACCGGGCTTACTTAGATATTGTAACAGAAGAACCTAAGTGGCCCTTTCTTGCTACGGCAGAAAGCGGAGCTACTGATCCAATGTACGGTAATGTATCTGTTGATACTGTAGCAGGTACACGGTGGTATGAGCTGAAGGCAGCAAGTAGCAACCTAACCACAGACTATGGAGCTATTGAGTGGGATAACTTTTATATCACTACAGTAGGTGTATCAGGAGAGGCTGCTCCTTACGTTTCTAAGAATCTCACATATATCACTATGGATACTTGGAAAGATTTTAGACGTACTACAGAAAACGCTGACGATGCTGATCAGGCTGTGGGTGGGGAACCTAATGCAGTTATAAGAAGTCATGATGGGCGTAAGTTTGCTCTAAGCCCTATACCGGATAAAGTATACAAAGTGTGGTTCTTTGCATATGACCTTCCTACTGAGCTTTCTGCTCATTCAGACGAGATCGTGTTTCCAGATGTTTATAGCACTACCTTGTTGGCTAAAGCTAGGTACTTTATGCACCAGTTTAAAGAAAATCCTCAAGCTGCTGCGTTTGCTTTGGAAGACTATAAAAAGGGACTTAGAAGCATGAGAGAAAACTTACTAGGCCCAAGCACCTCCTATTTCAAAGATGACAGAGTGGTATTTATCTAATGTCTTTGGCATTTGGATTATCTTGTAAAGGCGGTCTTAATACTAACCTAAACTCTTTGGAGCTTTTGGGTCAGCCGGGATTTGCTACTACACTTACAAACTTTGAGGTAGATCCTGATGGAGGCTATAGGCGAGTCAATGGTTTTACTGCTTATGGCGGCAGTAGTGCTGCTAGACCTAATAGCTCAAATCAAGTCTTAGGAACATTCCCATACGCTGATGGAGTTATAGTTTGTTCTGGTACTGATATATTCTTTAGTAATACTGGGACAAGTTGGATAAAAATAAATCGTAGTAGTGTAGCCAACGGTGGTGACAATTACTCTACATTTACTGGACGCTCAATACTAACCAGAAGTGGGCAAAAACAATGCCAATTTGTAATATTTGAGGGTGCTACTTTTGATTATGGTCAAGTTGTTATTGCGGATGGTGCAAACAAACTTTACTCGTTTAGGATGGAAGGTACTGGTGATATTACCACACGTACATTCTTTGCTGAAGAAATTACAGTAGACGGTACAAATGCAGTAAAGTACATCACAATACACGATCATCATTTGATTGCTACAGGCGTAGCAGATAATTTAAATGTAGTTTATTACAGCGTTTACAATGATCCTACAGACTTTAGTGGTACTGGAGCAGGATCAGTAACTATTTCAGATCAGGTGCAGGGGATTAAAGGATTCCGAACCGATCTTATTGTATTTGCTAGAAACAGCATACACAAACTAATCAACATAAATGACTCCTCAAGTATACGCATAGATCCTATTGCAGAAAACGTAGGTTGTATTAGTGGATACAGCATTCAAGAAATTGGAGGTGACCTAGTATTTCTTGCACCAGATGGTATACGAACAGTAGCAGGTACAGCACGTATTGGAGATACCGAGTTAAGCTCAGTGTCGCGTCAGATACAAAGTATTATAACTAAAGTAGCTGATAATATAAATGACTTTCAAATTGATAGCACTGTATTAAGATCTAAATCTCAATATAGATTATTTTATGCAGGAGCCACAGCGTCACCTTCAACTTCAAAAGGTATTATAGGTACGTTTACAGGGCAGGGATTTGAATGGTCTGAAACTATTGGTATTCAGGCATTTGGATTAAACTCTGGATTTGATAAGGATGGCATAGAACGATTTTATCATGGCGACAAAGATGGATACATCTACAACCATGACACAGGATTTTCATTTTTAGTAGATGGTAGTGAAAGTAATATCTTAGCTACTTATGAAACTCCAGACTTAGACTTTGGAGATATCGGCACTTTAAAAACTATGAAGTATGTTAAAAGTTCTATTACTCCAGAAGGGGAAGTAGCCCCTTCATTAAGAGTTAGATACGATTACAAAAGTGCAGATTTACCACAACCGGCAGAAGTTACAATCGAAAATATACCTCTGCCTTCTATATTTGGATCATCAGGAGTTTTGTTCGGTTCTGCTATTTTTGGAGCTAGTAGCGAGCCAATGATAAGAACAACACTAACTGGCAGTGGACATACCGTAAGCTTGAGAATTAGAACTAATGGCACAAGTCGTTCTTACAGCGTTAATGGATTTTACCTAGATTATATGCCATCGGGTAGGAGATAATAATGGCACAGAGTTATACAAGACAAAGCACATTTTCAGATGGCGATACTATAACAGCAGAGTTATTTAACAACGAGTATGATCAGTTGTTGAATGCTTTTAGTTATTCTACTTCTAGCGCAAGTTCTACAGGTCACAGACACGATGGTAGCGCAGGGCAAGGTGGTAATATTCACACCATTGGAGATCTGGATTTTCTTAACAAGATTGTTGTAGATAGCACAAACAATCGTTGGGGAGTTTACGTAGAAGTAAGTGGAGCTGCTGTAGAACAGATACGAATCCAAGATGGAGCTATCGTACCTGTTACAGACAACGACATTGATCTTGGTACAAGCTCTCTTGAGTTTAAAGATTTATATTTAGATGGGACAGCAACTGTAGATGCTTTGGTTGCTGACACGGCAGACATAAATGGTGGAAGTGTTGATGGGGCTACTATTGGTGCTGCTTCTGCTAGTACAGGATCATTTACAACCCTTGCTGCATCTGGGGCTGTTACTCTTAGTAGCACACTATCTGTCGAAGGAAACACAACGCTTGGAAACGCAGCTACGGATACCGTTACGGTCACCGCTGATATTGCGTCAGATCTTATACCCAGTGCTGATAGTACTCACAGTCTTGGGGACAGTTCTAATTATTGGGCAAATGCCTACGTAGATGCAATCACTACAACGGGTAATGTATCTGTTGGAGGCAACCTTACAGTAACAGGCACTACCACACTCAATGGCGGTACTCTAACTCTTGGTGATGCTGCAAGTGATAATGTTGTCTTTGGTGCTGATGTAAATAGTAGCATCATACCTAACACAGATGATACTTATGACTTAGGTTCTGCCACACAGCAATGGCAAGATTTGTATATTGATGGGACTGCTTATGTAGATGCCATTAACTTTAATGGTACTGTTATTAGTGCGACAGCAGCAGAATTAAATTTACTTGACGGTGTTACATCAACTACTACAGAACTTAATCTTGTAGACGGAGCTACTGCCGGGACAGTTGTAAACAGCAAAGCAGTTATCTACGGCTCATCTGGAGAAGTAAAAGGTACTACTTTTCAGACAGCCACAAACACTTCTGGTAATTTACTTGTTGCAAACGGAACAGGCTTTGCATCTACAGCCGTTGGAGATCTTGCAGAAATATCTACAGTAGCCAACGATGATGTTCTTCTTGCTGTAGATACTTCTGGTGGTGGTCTTAAAAAAATATCTCGTAGTACTTTGGTCGCCGGTCTTTCAGCCGGAACAGAAATATCTAATGTAGTAGAAGATACTACACCACAGCTAGGCGGTGACCTAGATGTAAATGGTAATGCTATTGTTAGTACCTCCAACGGTAATATTGCTATTACTCCAAACGGTACAGGACTTGTAAGGCTAGATGGTAATGTTGACATTCAATCAGGCGAGATTGTTCTTAAAAATAGTGGCTCTGTTTCTAATGTCAAATTTTATTGTGAATCTTCTAATGCCCACTATACACAACTACAATCAGCAGCGCATAGTGATTATAGTGGCAACGTAACTCTTACGCTTCCTGCTGCCACAGACACACTAGTTGGTAGAGCAACTACAGACACTCTTTCTAATAAAACTTTAGCTTCTCCTGCCATTACTGGAACACTTACTCTTGGTGGCACAGCAATAACTTCTACAGCCGCAGAACTAAACTACGTTGATGGCGTAACGTCTGCTATTCAAACCCAACTAGATGCTAAAGCTCCAACAGCTTCACCTACATTTACAGGCTTAGTAACTGTTAATAGTACAGATGCTCTTAAAGTTCCTGTAGGTACAACAGCACAACGTCCTTCAGCGGCTCAAGGCCAAATTAGATACAACACAACAACAAGCGGTTTTGAAGGCTATGACGGTTCTTCTTGGAGTTCATTAGGCGCACAGTTTGCCTACACAAGAACTAGTGCTACAGCCACAGCATCGCAAACCACATTCTCTGCAACTTATACAGCAGGTTATGTAGATGTATATCTTAATGGTGTCAAGCTTATTTCAGGAACAGACTTCACAGCTACTAACGGAACTTCAGTGGTTCTAAGTACAGGAGCAGCAGTCGGAGATCTTGTAGAAATATTAGCTTATGAAACCTTTCAAGTAGCTAATGCTTTAACAGCAGGTAACAATCTTTCTGATCTAAGTAGTGCTTCTACTGCTTTAACAAACTTAGGTTTGACCTCAACGGCTGCTGAACTGAATATCCTTGATGGTGTTACTAGTACTACAGCAGAACTAAATATTTTAGACGGAGTTACTGCCACAGCTACAGAGCTAAACATCTTGGATGGCGTAACTAGCACCACAGCAGAGCTAAACATTCTAGATGGAGTTACATCGACCGCAACAGAGTTAAACATACTAGACGGTGTAACTGCTACTACAGCAGAACTTAACTACCTAGACATCACAACTCTAGGAACTACAGCCGCATCAAAGGCTGTCACAGCAGATGCTAACGGTGTAGTTACATTTGATAATGGCAAGATTGAAGAGTCTACCGCTATCACTTCAAGCTCTAACGCAGCCACTATTAATCTTAGGGATGGTGACAACTTCACTCATACACTTACTGAGAATGTAACTTACACATTCAGCAATCCTGCTGCAAGCGGCAAGGTCAGCGCATTCACGTTAAAGGTTGTTCAAGACTCAACTGCTAGAACTATTACTTGGCCCGGCAGTGTAGATTGGGCAGCAGCTACTGCACCTACATTGACCGCTACGTCAGGCGGTGTGGATGTATTCGTATTCGTAACTTATGACGGTGGTACAACCTACTATGGGTTTACTGCGGGACAGGCGATGGCTTAATGAGCGCAAATAAACTATTACAAGCTGCCGCAGGTAATGCGGGTGAAGCCGTNTATGTAGAGGATGTGTTTTCTACTTATTTNTATACGGGCAATGGCTCTACGCAAACAATTACTAACGGAATTGATTTGTCTGGAGAAGGTGGTCTTGTTTGGATAAAAGATAGGTCAAGCGCGAGTAACCAACATTCTTTGAATGACACAGAAAGAGGCGCAACTAAACTTCTTAAATCAAATAGTACAGATGCAGAAGGTACTAGCGATTTAACAGCGTTTAATTCTAATGGATTTGATGTTCGTTATCAGCAAACTGGATATATAAATGAGTCAGGTGGCGATTTAGTTTCTTGGACATTTCGCAAACAAGCAGGTTTCTTTGATGTGGTGACTTGGACTGGTAGTGGAACTGCGGGTAACACTGTAAGTCACAATCTTGGTTCGGCTCCGGGCTGCATTATAGCAAAAAGAACAGATACAAGTGGCGATAGTTGGGCTGTATACCATCGTAGTTTAGGAGGTACATATTACGCACCGTTGAATGGTGCTGATCCATTTTATTTAAATTCAAACAGATGGAATGGTGCAACAGCATCAGCAACAGAGTTTACTGTAGGTAACTCTAGCGCAGTAAATGCTTCAGGTGGAACCTACGTTGCCTACCTATTCGCCCACGATGACCAATCATTCGGTGATAATAGTGATGAAGCTATTATAAAGTGTGGGAGTTTTACTGAACCCTCATCAGGAGGTAAATTCACAGAGATAAATTTAGGTTTTGAACCTCAACTTGTCATATTTAAAAGCTCTACTGACGCATCATCTTGGTATATGTGTGACAACATGAGAGGTATCCCAACTCCTCACTATAATGCACAAGGGAATTATATAAGCACAGTATTACAAGCCAATTATTCAAGTGCAGAAGGTGGCGCAAATGCAATTTCACTAACATCTACAGGCTTCAAATTTTATGAAGACGGCAGAATAGGAGCTACACCTGCTACTTGGATCTACATAGCAATTCGCAGACCTATGAAAACTCCTGAAGCGGGTACGGAGGTTTTCAAGGCAGTAGCAAGAAGCGGCAACAGTACAGCAGGAACTTCTATCACTTGTGGCTTTCCGCTTGATTGGGTTGTTACTCAAGGAAGAAGCGC